AGTGCAACATCACGGATCTGTGCAGACTCCACCAGGTCAAGTGCAATCAATGAATCTGAATCAGAGGTTGGAAACTCACCCAGAACCCGTACACGGTAGACTGATGAGGTGTCTCCATANGTCTTGGACATGTTGGATGCATAGGCCGCATCTACACGGTCCTCCCTGACATCAAAACAGGAAACCTTCAGGGTCCACCAGTCCTCACGCATCTTATGGAATGCATTGTAAAAATAACCCTGGGCCTTGATTGGATTTCCAATGAGCATCAGGGTTGCATGGGGAGAGGTCATTGAGGATCCAACGGACTGGTAGATCACTTCAGGACAGGCAGATGCCTCATCCACAATGATCAGACAGTGTTCTGAGTGGATTCCTGCAAGGGCCTGGGGTCCTGACTCATCAGAACGTGCAGTCCTGCATGAGATGAATGCTTCCTGGGGGGCACCTATCAACTCAACCCGTTCCTTGTAAACCTCCAGGAGGTCTGAGAGACTCCGTGGAAGTTTCCNGATGGTTGATTTNAGNTCTGCCATCAGTGCATCATCCATTTGTTTCTGAGAGGGAGATGTGATGACAATCTTGCATGGNAANTGATGGAACAGGAACCAAAGTGCNGTCCATGATGCACAACTGGTCTTGCCTACTCCATGACCACTACGTACTGCAATCTGCCTTGATCTCAGAGCGACCTGGTCCATGACCTGTTCCTGCCATCCGTCCACATTGATTCCAACCATATCCCGGACCCATCCTGCAGGATCCTTGGAATATTTCTGAAGCATCTCCGAGAAGATGTTGCTCATTTTAATCTCCTTCAATCTCATCAGGGGTATCATTGCAACCTGGGGCACAACGGCATTTCCAAGACCCTTCAACCGGGCCACTCTGTTCTTCTGTCCTGTGTCACTCTGGGGATGTCTCCAGGTTCGTCCAGCCAATCGGGTATCCCATCAGCCACTCCACCCATTCTGCGTTCAGGCATCCGCCAGAAACCTCCGCAAGAGATGGTCCTGCTAGTCTGCCCCGTTCCGCTTGTGTCTTGGCCTTGCCACTCCTCCAATCCCTTGCGGTTGGAGTTGGCCACATACGCGATTGCCCACCATCTTTTCCTCCAGTGAGGTGCTCCCACATCTTTTGCCCCCACAACTTTCCATTCAATACAATACCCTCTGCAGGCCAACTCTCCGTATACGGTTCTTGCCCAACTTCCCCCTGCTCCAGCAAGGAGGTTTGATACGTTCTCCAGCACAAGTGACGGTCGAGTTCCGCAATAGGCATAGATCTCATCGGAAAGTCTGGTAATCTGGAAAAAGAGTCCACTTCTATCTGCTTCGATTCCTGCCTGACTTCCTGCAACTGAAAGGTCTTGACAGGGAGGTCCTGCTGTGAGGAAGTCGATCCTTCCATCTCTGGAAATAAACTCATCTGGGTGGAGGTCTCTGACATCTTTATAAATTGGTATTCCAGGAAAATTCTTTTCTAATGTTTGACACGCATATTCTTCAACATCGCAGAATCCAATTGTTTCAATTCCTCCAACCCATTGGGCCGCCAGTGCAAACCCGCCGATCCCGCTGAAGAGATCCAGATGGGTTAAGGCCATTCCAGTTTTCGGCGCATCCAATCCGGCACATCCATCGGCTGCTGGTTCCTCGCATATCCTTCTGGTCTTCCCTGTTCTAAATACCGTTCCCACTTCTGCACCGCCCTGGTCACCATGCCGATTCCGATGTCGATCCACTCAGAATCAATCGGCAGCACGTTCACCTGGTACGGCGGTTCTGTTTCAATAAGAATGTAGTAATATCCATGGACGGTGAAACCGAGCTGGCGCCACACCTCAACCTGGATGCCGGCCTGCAGGAATGTTTTGTAATTAAAAAAGTCTTTTAGCCAAGCATCCCGGTCACCCTTTCCGAGCTGGCGGGATTTGATATCAACCAGGTCATTGCAGAATTCTGAACAATCCAGATCGGGGCGTGCCTTCACTGGTGTCCGCAGCACCTGGCCGAAACCTGAGATTTCTTTTTTGGAATGTTCTAAAAATAGCTTTGCTTCTGGATGTTTCCAGGCTGCTTCACTGCAGCGTTCCGCCGTCAGAAACTGGTGGTGGCGCAGCGGAATTTTGTCTTCACTGACTTCCTGGAAAATCTGCCATTGTTCTTTGCCGGACTTGGTGTTCAGTTTCACATCCGGACCATGGGCATACCTCTTATGAAACCCTTCTGGGTCTTCGGTTGCCTCATGGATTAGGGTGCCGAGGATCATGGCGTCAGTCGATGCCTGGGGATTTTTCTTTTTATAATCTGCATACGCTGGTGAGACTTCCACATCCATCAGATTGTGTGCAGATAACTCTGGCCGTGCATGATATTCCTCATTTGGAAGATTATCGTGCATTGAAAGCACAGGTTTTAAAACGGAACACAGCTCTTTATTTTCTCCCATGTATTTGATCTGAGTTGGAAAACTACTTCTTGGACATCATAGATGCTTCGTACAATGTAGTAATGTGAACCAAATGAGGTGACCATTCGCTCAAAGCCGAGTTGGTTTTCATTCTGGGTGCCTTTGGCGGATTTGACTTCCAACCATGCTGATACCGGGATGCCCTCAACCATGACAGTGAGGTGGATGTCGGCCATGCCGGCATTGGATGATTTCCGGAATCCGCGTCTTTCACCGGTAACCGGGTCTTTCAGTGGAACGCCGATGACATTAATGCGGAACATCTGAACGCCGCGCTGCCAGGCGCCCCACTCCATAATGGCGGATTGGATTTTTGACTCTGGTTCCTTCAGTCGAGATCCCATGACTTGTTCTTCATTTCTTCCATTTCCTTTTCCAACCGGGTCAAGGTTTTGGTCTGTTCAATCTCTGGGAGGATCTTGTGGGCAATTTTAAAAAAGGTCTGAAGATCATTCTGAAGATCCCGCATGGCGGACGTATGATCTTGCAAAATTTTCTTTTCATTATTTTCCATTTTCTGTACTATTGCCCTTGACCTTTTGTCGTTATGTTGATATAAAGTACATAAAGACTTATAAAAGCACTTCCGAAGTGCGTTGAATGTTACAGAATGTCAACAACAAGGCAAGGAAAAAAATGGCTAGAAAGAAAAAAAATAACCCAGTAGAAGTTTCAGAGTTGATTGGTAAGAAGGTCAAGGACATCACAACAGGCGAAATTTATGAGCCTATTGGATGTCATAGATATGTATTCAATAACCCAAACCATCCAGATATTGATGGAAAAGAGATCTATCACTTAGGTCTAATGTTGGGTGCCTGTCAGATTCCAATTGAGAACATCCAGATTATTGGGGATGCCTCTGATGAGATCATCAATCACTGCAAAAAACTGGGGAAGATATGACTAAAAAAGAAAAGAACAGACCTATTGAAGAATGTTATGTTTGCAAAAAGAAATTTCCAAAGGATGGGAGAGCAGGAAATGCAGTATGGGCGCATAAGTGTACAGAAAGGATTTCCGCGCACATGACATGGGAGGAGTTAGGACATCCCAAAGGCTAATGTCGGAACCGGTGCTGCGGTGGCATCTAGACTTTTTGGATGACTTTGTTTTGACTGACTTTTGACTGACTTTTGAAGGACAAATGGAACTAACCAAGGAAGAATTAAAAGATCAAGGACGGCGGATCTTCTTGATCCGCCAGGAACAGAATCTGAAGCAAGATGATTTCTGCGCTGCATTGGGCATCAGCAGATTCAGTCTGGGGAGGATCGAAAGAGGTGAACAGCCCATTGATAGCCAATCACTCTATAACCTTAAAAAAAAATTTAATGTCTCTGCGGATTGGATTCTTTTTGAGAAGGATTTAGGAGTAAATACAGATCTAGTAAAAGAGCTGGAAACTTTAAAGCAACGACTCGCAGATAAAGAAGAAATTATTCACCTTTTGAAAAAGACTGCCGGTTTGTGTAATGAGGTTAAAAAGATGGTTAAAAATACTTAAAGGAATACCCAAGGAATACCCAAGGCAAAATCAGATGTCACCCTAACCTTGCAAACCGTTGCTATTACTTTACGGAGGTGGATGCGTCACTGGTGGGCGCCCCGGTCTTCAAAACTGGTTCGTTGCAGTGATACCAACGGTTTAGCTATAAAAAAACAGGCATACCAAGGAATACCCAACCCAAAGGAATACCCAAAGGAATACCCATTTTTCTTACTTCTTTTTAAATCCGTAAGTCCCTTTTGGCTTCCGCGTTGCTTTTGAAACCTTCCGCCGTCCAGCCG